TCACGGAGACCTCGCATAATGGCAAGCATACTCAAAGTCGATACCATCACAGGAGTAACCACGGCTGGCTCTATTGCGGTGACAGGCGAGGGCAACTCGACCACAACGAATTTGCAGCAGGGGCTGGCTAAGTGCTGGGTAAATTTTAACGGTGGCGGTACTGCTGCTATCGGTGACTCTTTGAATGCTGCCAGTATTACGGATCAAGGCACAGGCAACTATAAATTTACTTTTACTGCTAACATGGGCAACACAGACTTCTGTGCAACTGGAACTGCTAAGGAAACAGACAGCACTGGTGCAGTTAATAACAATGGCACAGGAGCCATGTGTCACAGCCACTCTGCATCCACTATAGAGTTTATTTCTTTTTCACCAGATGGAAATGTTAGAGATTGCACCATTGCTGGTCTGGATATTAAGGGAGACCTCGCATAATGGCAAGTGAACTTAGAGTAAACACCCTCAAAGATGCCAGCGGGAACAACAGCGTGGCTGTGTCTACTGTGTTCGACGGCACAGCAAAAGCCTATGCCGAAAGGACCGACGCTGCTACGCCAGCAACAGTATCGTCTTTTAATATTGCCTCATTAACAGATACAGCCACGGGCAAGACTGGATACAATCTGACATCTGCAATGAACGATGCTAATGGCCCTGTTGCGGGTACAAATACTCAAACATCTGGCGACTTAGGTGTAATGTCTAGATTTGAAAGTGCTAGTCAGCTACTAACTCTGACAAGACAAACAGATTTCTCAGACACAGATAGGAAGGTGTCAGTTATTGGATATGGAGACCTCGCATGAGTAAAGCAGCAGAACTAGCCGCACTGATTGGTTCGCAGACGGCGTTGTCGAACAGGAACCTGATTATCAACGGTGCGATGCAGGTGGCCCAAAGGGGTACGTCAGCAACAGGCATTGGTGGCACTGGCGACACATACAAAGTCTTGGACAGATTTAGGTATGGTCTTAATGGTGGTGACGCAACTGCCGGAAGGTTTACTGCTTCACAGGCAGCTATAACAGATTTACCGGGGTTTGGATTTGCACACAAACTAGACTGCACAACTGCTGATACTTCAATAGCTGCTGGTGAGGCGTTTACAATTCAACAAAGAATAGAAGGACAAAATCTGCAACAACTTGCCAAAGGAACATCGTCAGCAAAAGCTGTAACTGTATCTTTTTATGCTAAAGGAACGGCTAAAAAATACATGTTAGAAATCCAAGACGCTGAAAACTCCCGCATTATTCAGCAGCAGTTTGATGTAACAACTTCTTGGCAACGCTTCTCCATTACATTTCCCGGCGACACAAGTGGTACAGTCGCAAACGACAATGCAGTAGGTCTGTATCTTAATATGTGGCTTCATGGGGGTTCTACCTATAGCAGCGGCACATACAATGCTAGTACATGGAAAGCGCAGAGCAACGCTGACAGGGCCGCAGGTATTGATTCATTCTTTTCTAGCACTGACAACGAATTGTTTATCACCGGAGTCCAGATGGAACTTGGCGAACAGGCCACGCCGTTTGAGCATCGGTCATTTGCGGATGAGTTGGCTAGGTGTCAGAGGTATTATTTCAGAATAAATTATAACGGAGACAATAATTACTTTGCTGCTGGCGGTGTATATACTACTACAGCAGCTATGGCAATGTTACCATTGCCCGTTGAAATGAGGGCTGCTCCAACCGCCATTGACCAAAGTGGCACAGCCGCACATTACGGGTCATGGGGTAATGGAGCTACACAAGTTTGTAGTGCTGTTCCCGCTATCAGAGGTAGTTCAAGTAAAACTACCTGTGCAATTGATTTAACATTTAGTTCACTGAATAGTGCTACTGGAACATATAACTATAGAATAGTAAATGCGTCAGGGTATATTGGCGTAAGTGCGGAGTTGTAAATGTCTTATTCTGTTATGAAAACAAACGAAGATAACGAGGTAATCTACCAACGCACAGATGCTGATGGTTTGGTGCGTCGGACCTGTCTTGCACACGACCCAGAGTTTCAGTCTTGGTTGTCAGCTAATCAATCTAGTTTGCCTGATGACATTCAGGCTAAAGTAGATGACGGCATATTGACCATAGCTGACGCCGACTGATGAAACTGGCGATGGAACCCGTACTCAAAACCCAGATGGAACTTGAGGCACACGAGAAGGAGTGCGCCATTCGGTACGCTTCTGTGCAAGAAAAACTGGAAGCACTAGACAAGCGCATGTGGCGGCTGGAAGCAATGATAATGGGTAGCACGGTGATGGTGGTTGCTATGGTAGTTACAGTATTTATGGGAATGAATTAGTATGTCTGACGTAAATAAAATATCCACCGACGCAGACCTTATGAATCAGATAGGCGAGGTAGCGGCGGGTGAGAGTACAGGTGTACCGCAAGTAACTGCTGTTCTACCTACAGTTGAGGATGAAGAGATACAGTCTACTGCTGGTACTCAACTCGTGGGAAATGTAACAGCCCCTACCGCGATTGCTCCTACAACAGGGATTCAAGTGACAGCCCCCACAGCTTCGGCTGATCTAGGACAAGTAGCGTCAACACAACAAATAGCTCCGCAGATCACAACGATGGATGCGGCACAGATAGGCGCAGCACCAGAAATTGACATGGCCCAAGTACAGGGTACGTTGTCTCAGGGAGCGATGGCTACTGCTGCCACACAGGAACTCGACCAACGCGCCACTGTCCAATATCAGCTTGGCGAGTTGCTTGGCAGCATCGAAGAGGGCAAGCCTATGCCAGCATGGGCCGCACCTGCCGTACGCAAGGTAGCCGGTGTTATGCAGGCACGTGGCTTGGGTGCCTCGTCTATGGCTGCAGCGGCTATGACACAGGCTGTTATGGAGTCGGGCGTTGTTATCGCTGCACAGGATGCAAACAAGTACGCCACGATACAGTTACAAAATCTGAACAATCAACAGCAGACAGCCCTAGCTAACGCCGCACAGATCGCTGGTATGGACAAGGCGAATCTGTCTGCTCGTCTGCAAAGCGCGGTAACAAACGCACAGTTGTTACTGGCCACAGAGACAAAGAATCTCGATTCACAACAGAAGGCTGATACTCTTTCATACAATGCCCTCACGCAGGCCGTCTTCAAGGACGCTGCCGAAGAGAATGCACGTCAACAGTTCAACGCCAAGAACGAGTTGCAGGTCGAGGAGTTCTTTGCTGAACTAGGATCGCAAGTCGAAACAGCAAACGCCAACAGAAAGGCTGCTGTAGACCAGTTCAATGCTGGAGAAATCAACGCACAGGGGCAGTTCAACGCTGCTATGCGCGACAACCGTGAGAAGTTCAACTCGAATATGCAGTTCGCCATCGACCAGTCTAATGTCCAGTGGCGCAGACAGGTCAACACTGCTGCCACAGCCGTGCAAAACGAAACGAATCGTATCAACGCGCAGAACCTGTTCAATGCAAGTCAGAACTCCCTGAATAACTTGTGGCAAAAGTACCGTGACAATGCGGCGTGGAACTTTCAGAAAAACGAGTCGTTCCTGCAGCGACAGCACGAGATTGGCATAATGGCTATGGAGTTTGCCAACACCAAAGAGTTATACAGTCAACAACAAAAAGATGAACTAGCTTCCGGTATCGGAAACTGGCTGGCTATTTGGTACGCAAATAAAGGATCAGATTAACGATGAGTTCATTTCTAACAGCCCTAATACCTATCGGACTTTCCCTACTTACAGGCGGTGGAGGTTCCCCCCAACAACAGGGCGGGGGCAAGGGTATGAACCTAGCGCAGTCATTCCTTATGAGCAGTGGCCTGCTGGGTAAAGAAGGAAACCTAGAGAAGGGTCCGTTCTCTACTCCGGAAATTCCCCGTGCCCGATCTATCGGAGAGATGCGGTTGGGTTCGGCGCGATCAAGTTCGGTACGCTTAGACCCCGTACAGCAACTGGTACAATCCGACCCTCGTGTATCTTCAGCGATAAACCGTATGCTTACCGAAAGTACAAACCGACAGATGCAAGACTTCTCCGCAAAGTACGTCACTCGCCCCACCGCAGCGCAGGGACGCAAAACTCTAGCTACAAAACAACCCGGTGATATTAAGGTAAGGTAAAGATGGCTGAAGAACTTCCTATGCGCGGCACTATCGAAGCCAAAGACCCATTTTCTATGGCACCTCCCGGCTATGGTCTCACGTCCGACAACGAGCGTTGGCCGTGGGGAAAGCCGCAACAACAAGTAAATCCTGAAATTGTTCTTCGTGAGGCTGTAGACTCGCTAGAGGTGCCGCACGTACGTGAGGAGATGATGAAGCTCTTGATGGTGGGAGCATCTGTTGAATCGCTTGTAGAGGGGTATATATTTCAAGCTTTTCAGGAGGGTGGGTTCTCACCAGATGTGGGCTTGCTCATCAAGGGACCTCTAGGTATGTATATCGCATCAGTTGCGGAGGAAGAGAACGTGCCCTACCGACTCTTCGAAAACGAAAACGCACTAACTGAGGATGAGATGGACGACTCGACCTTCTTCTCCATGATGCAAAACAATAATCCGGCCATGTTTGCGTACGTAAGTGAAAAGATCAACGAGAGTTATCGCAGGGGAGACGATCCAGAACCTCCGAAAGAGGATAGCTTCATGTCAATGAAAAAAGATGAAAAGGAATCATAGGCAATGGGTATCGGGATAGCACTTGCATCAGGTCTTGTCAAAGGTTTCACGGGAAACATTGGCCGTGAGATGGAGCGTCGTCAGGCTGAACGGACACGCCTAGATACTATTGAGAACGCAGTCCTGACATCAGGTCTGGGGGATGACTTTAACAATAAAAACGTAGCAGCTATAAAGTCTATGCTCTCAAGTGCGCGTGAGCAGGATGCACAGCGGGGTGGTATCGATCTCTTTGGTACGAGGGGTGAGGAACTCATTCCAGACACTGCGATGGCAGACTTGATTGGTAAGCTGAAGACAACAGCTAAAACTGACGATGATGATCCAGCAGTAGTATCATTCATTGGGCAGGACGACTACAGATATGATTTCTATACAGACGTTAAAAAGGCAGCCAATCCGAACGAGGCTATGGGCAATATAACAACGCTAGTTGCCGAAATTCAAAAGAATCCTGATAAGTTTAAAAACGCTCCGGAAAGTGTACACCTCGACTTTGAGCAGATAATACGGGCAAACGCTGCGATTATACAGAGAGATAACTACTTTAAAACGGGTGAATTTGAAGTGGACCTCCCGGAGATGGATGGAGTGCTTCGTTCGACACAGATGTTCGATGACGTGTATAACGTATTGTACCCTGATCAAAACCGACAGTCCACGTTTGGTGATCAATACGTTATAATGAACGATGGTGTTGAGAGTGCAACTCCTTCAAAAAATGTTGAGGCCGATGGCAATGTTATAGGCTTTGAAATTATGAAGCCAAAGAGTGATGCACACGCAAAGGCTCAAACTACAGTGATGAACAACTTCGGCGCGAATACTGATAACTACGCCGCCACATGGGTGCGGTATACGGATATACTCACAGGGTACAACAAGGCTGACAGGGAAAGGCTCTTCGATGCGACTATAGACTTCGGAGCCAAGTACGAGCTTTTTGGTCCCACAGCATCGACGACGTTTGCAAACCTGAACAAGGATACTGCCAACGCAATGCTGAAAGACCTCAACGAAATCACCAATGGTGACCTCGTTGAAATGTCATTCATTTTGGGTTCCTATCAAAAGCCACAACAATTCGAAACACAGTCCCGTCCAAGAGCAGGCGGCATACCGGGAACCGGGGGTACACCAGCTAAACCTATAGCAACCGCAAAACTACATGCGGCACGAGTCTTGATTTCTTCTACCGCAACAGAGGACGACTTCCAAAAGATTTTAGATTCTAATGTAGCCCTCGAAGCTGTGTTGAGTGAGACTACCGGATTGGTTGCCCTACGAAATATGGCGGATGAATTTACGACCCTTCCCGTAGTTAGTAGGTACGCTGGCGCGGTATCCCGTGCTAAAAACGTACTGGGATTCTTCTTCGACTCAGACGACGAGGGTGATGCCGTTTCTCGTGGTGCGATTACTTCCGTAGCTCCAGATACACAGATCGTTTCTAGCCGTAGGGCTGGAGAGTTGGGCTTTGACAACGCAACGGGCGAGAGTCGTACGGACGATAGCAAAAAGTATATGACCACAGAATATATTGAAGGGCTAAATGCAGGCATAGAACAGCGTAGAAAAGACGGTATGGCTGTTGCTGAAAAGGATAGGCTTTTCAAGAAGGATGGTACACGAATGACTGCCGAAGAGATGGGCGTAATGTACGCCCGCTTCGAGTCACTTCGCATCTCCCTAGCCTTTCAGATGGCTCGTGCTGCAGACCCTTCAGGTCGTCTGTCAAACCAAGATATCATCCAGCAGCTTGCTCGTCTGGGTGAGGAACTGGATACTCCGGAACAAATGAAGGCGCGTATACAATACGCAATTGATGACTTTACACGACAGAAAAATCGTTACGCTCACATGGCAAAGTACGCAGACTCAACTGGCCCAGTTACATCCGTAGAGAAGCAACAAATTCAAGGGCACCACTCCGTAACTATGCTGGCTCGTGCAGCAGGATTCCAGACCGCCTCTGAGTCTATGTCTGTCGCACCGGGTGATCAGATAGAGCCTCCGGTGTACTCCATGAAAAACAATGCAGGCACAGTTTCTTACGGAGGTCAAACCTACATGCTTGCTGGAAACGGCAAAGTGTACGATTCGACAACTATGCAAATAATAACGGACATGGACCTGCTGTCTTCAATCTTGAGCGCACCCGGAATACCACAAAATTACATGCCACCACAATCACAATCTGCAGACGTTAGCGTACCAAGCGGACAGGGCACATAAGCATGGCTGAACTAGCACAGAACCTAGACACAGATCAGAACACGCAAACGGCGTTGCCTCCTGCTGCTACGGAGCCAGACAAGCCAGTTACCCTAGCATCGACTGGTGAGGCACTGTTCGGAACGTCTGGCATCCTAGACAAAAGCGCACTTCCGTTCAGTTCGGGCGAACCCGGAACGCTTGCTGGTGCAGATGAGCGAGTAGGTTTGTTTGACAGTCGTACTCTGGGCGAGTCTATGGAAGAGAGCCTTGAGCAGCAGCGATCTGGCGTTGACATGGCTGGATTCCAAGAGAGGATCAATGCGGGTCAGATTGAGGGAGTAGGTAATCGGGATGCCACTGCACTGTCAAGTATGGTAGCAGCCGCAAATGATGAGTCTAATGATGCAGGCTTCAGAGCAAACGTACAAAACGAACTCAATGTCCTTATGGATGTGTACAACCAGTCTCGCTCAATTGGGCCGAAAACTGCGTATGGAACGGGTACGTTTGAGCCTACTGTCACAGAAGAAGAAGACCCTGCTTTATACAGCAAGCAAGAAATAAAATTCATTGCCAATCAGAAGATACTGGGTGCTGTTCTCAATAAGTTTGATAGCGTGCCGGGTCTTACCCCGGATGATACCGATCTTATCGAAGAGACTATGACTCAGCTAATATCCACCGGCAGCATGTCAGACGGTGTTCAAGAAGCATTCAACGAAAACATCATACGTGGCTCTATTCTTTTCGGCAGTGACCTGCTTTTTAGTTATACGCCCTCCGCAATAACTGCTGCAACTGAGTGGGCTGCAAGGGGTATGGCACAAGCAGGTCGTGCTTTTGGTGATGAAAAACCATTCTTTGACATGGACTACAAAACCGCAGCAAAGATATGGAGAGAAGACGCTCCTGTGCGTGAAATGATACAGGAATCTTGGCGCAAATTATTGAGCGACGAGGTAGGCATAAGAACATTAAGCGCGTATATGGACGATGCCCTGCGTCGGGAGCTAAAAGTGCGCCTAGCTGACGATCCGGAGCGATTGAATCGCATCCTCAATCCGGCAATAGTTGGTGAGGATGGGCAGGAAATAGCTACTCCAACCGGAGGAACCCTGCGGGGTAAGCGTATGCTTGTCACAGAAGATATCGCACAAAATGTATTCAATGCAAGCCTAGAGACGCTAACAGAATTTGAACAGTTTGGTGTTGCAGCAATAGATACAGCCGCAATGATGTTGGGCACTACAAAGGCACGACTAGCTAGCGACACGAGGGAACTTGCTCGTGTTCGTAACCGTATCGACGCGGTTATTGCAAAGGGTGGACGTACCGCCAAGCGTCTAGAGAATTTGCCTACAGGACAGCAGCTTCTAATACTTCAACAACAGGATAAAGCTTTCAAGTTCAACAAACGTGCAGTTGCAAATGCCCTAGAACTAGAAAAAGCGCAGGAGGGTTTTACTCGCATAAGTGATGAAGTTGCACGTATATCTACAGATTTAGATGATCGTCGAACTCTCGACGGAAAAGTATTGACGTATGATATGCCTGAAGCAGGCTTTAAGAAGGGCGACATATACAAGTTTGCTGACGACTTAGAGATTGAAACCCTGCGAACAAACAAAGAGTCCCTAATTTCACAACGCTTTCAGTCCAAAATACTAATGGACGGTATGCCTGTAATTAAAACGACAATCTCTGAAACACTGCCTATGGCTGCAGCCCAGTATTTAGGTGGCGAATTTTTGCAGGGACTGACTGACGGTGATCGTTTGACTGCACAGGGGATAGCTGCCGTAGCGTACCTTGTAGGTGGTCCGACTGCTATAAATCTTGTTAGTCGTGTAGGCGGAGGTATTAACAGTTACTTTGGAAATCCTGCGGCGAACGTAGGTATAGCTATACAGGATATGGCTAGTGTGCTTGCATCTCCTGCGCTAGGGCCAGACTTTTTTACAGGCGTCCTTGTCGATGAAGACATGGTCAAGTACCGCGAGCTGATAGAAAGTCATCCGTCAAGGGGCGGCAAAGGTCTAACGTATGCTGAACGAAAAGCCCTGAAGTACATGCAAAAATTGTCCACAGTGTTGGATGATGACTCTCGTGCGATGGTTAAGGATAGTTTGAAGCAGTATCAAAAACTTCAAGCCAGAATCCTAAACGCATTTGAAGAGAATAGTTCGGAGTACGAGGAAGCCAGCACAGCCTTCCGTGAAACATTCGCCACGATGTCTAACATGGGATGGATGAGATCAGCACAGCAATTAGCCTTGAGTAAAATTAGCTCTAACGCCCTAAACTCTGAGGCAGGAATAAACGAAGCCGAAGCAATGTTTGAATTGCAAACTCAAACTGTTACTCAGGCAAAGCTTGCCCTAGATAATTTTCGTCGCCTGATTAAGAGAGATGTAGTAGACCCCGACGATAAGCAGATGCTGGAAGACTACATGCAAACCCTAGAAGAAACTATACGTCGGGGTGAAGAGGGGATAGCTGAAGGTGGAGCGCAGCTAAACAGAAATATCGAAGACTTAATCGACATGTCTACGGAAGACACATTCCAAGAGGTAACACCTGAAATACTAGAGAAATTTGTTTCTGCGGGTGTAAATGTCAATAAAAGACTTAGAAAAGACCTTGATGAAATGGCCTATAGAAACGGCCTTCGCACACGCATCAACGAGGGCCTCGCAAGACGGGCAGAAAACTTAAAAAAGTCTCGTGTGGATGAGAAACGGTCTGCTCTCACTTCTTCACACTTTGAAACCGTTATAATGAACAACGTGGCACGATTTAAGGGCCTTGCCAAGCGAGGGTTCAAGGGGCTAGATGCACGTGCAGAAAAAGAAAATACTACCATAAATATAGGCAGTATGATAAAGGAGTTGTACGAGTTCGCCAAAGATGATCCGGATGGTGGCGCAACGCTGTCCACATTCTTCAGTCCAGAGGGAAAGTTTTTCAGTGGAGCATTGGGTAAGCGCGTAAACGACGCCTTCAATGCCATGTCAAAACGGTGGGCGGATTCTCTTGGAAAAGAAACATTCGACGGAATGATGCAGAATGCCAGTATCGAATTCCTAGAGGATGGTTCAAAGAACGCTCTGTACATCAAGGACGTAACACCGCTCAAGCTTCTTATGTATCATATGGACAAGAGCGGGTTTACAGGTTTTCAGGCTGCTCCCGGCGAAGTTATGGATGTGTACTCCGCATTCCGGGACTACGCCATAGGAGTTGGTAATGGTCGTCTCGCTCACCAGTACGAAACATACGAGGGACGACTTCTTGATATTGTAAAGAGTGAAGCTCCTGAGTATTTCCGTGAGTGGCAGGCTGCTGCTGACCTATACAAGGCTGAGTGGTTTGACAGGTTTCAGCGTATGGATGGTGCAGGCTCTAAGTTCCTCAAGTCGCAAAAGTTCGGCGCACTGACGGAGCGTGTGGGTCCAAGCGAAGAGTCTGACTTTGTACGCTTGTTCCGTTTTGGGTATGGTGCTACGAGTCCGGACACATTTCTTCGCCCACTAGCAAACAAGATAAATGCAGCAGCCCGTAATCCCAGTGCAATGAACCGCGCACCTGTTAGGGATGAAATACGAAGACTTCTAGGAGAGTTTGCAAACAAGGGTCCAAATGGCGAGTTGTTTTTTGACGCAGCCGATAAAGACAGCATGGCTGTATACGGAGCAATCTCTACAGCCCTGACAGAATTTGTGTACGATACGTGGGCTAGGGAAACACTTAACGTACTGGACAGAGAGAAGGGCCTAGAAGCTATCACTGAGATATTGCCTGCTAACATGGACGGAATAAAAGACCTTCAAGGAATATTTAATGTGCGTCTGGTAAACGGCAATACAGATACCGTGAGTCTTGTTGACTTCGAGGGCATGATAAGCGAGGGGCGTAAGTTCGGCACACTCCTAAAAGTAGATAAAGAAGTAAGAGATGCAGCTAGTAAAACAGCCACGCGCATAAAGAATGAAATCAATCGGCAAGAAAAAACTATTAATAGTGTAACTGCAGTGGGTGATGCCGGACTAAAGGCAGTGAGTGATGTTGCGGGTATAGGCAAGGATGGTGCTAAGTTTTTAAAGGAATACTTTGAAACTGGTGATCCTCGAAAAGTAGATGCTATGCGACTTCGCGCTAAGTTAGCCCTGTCAGGCGGCGATGCTACTAAGACAACCACCACAATCACACGTCGTGTTGAGGGTGAGGACGTATCTTTTGAAGTTGATATCGACGAAGTTATTGATGCAGGTATTTCTCAGCTTCTTGTGGATGGACTTCTTCAGAAGGGCGGTCTTCAAGTTCTCGCTGGTGAGACTCGTCGGGGAGACATTGCTGAAATAATGTCTACACCGGGGGAACTAGCAAAGTTCCTAAATAACGATGTAGTGGCTCGAAACCTAGCGGACTACTTGGGCGATGATCACGTCCAGTATCTACAAGACATAGCTTTTTATATGAACTTAAAAGCAGATTCTGTAATGGCAAAGTACGACCCTACGATTACAAACTTGGTATCAGGATTCGGAACAAACCAGCTTATATCCCGTGCCTTCAACATCCGTCGTGGTATGGTTAGCCCACAGTACGTGGCTGCAGAACTTGCCGTCTCTATGGCTAGTAAGGCTGGTATCGATCTTATGAAGATGGCAGCAACGGACAAGGATGGTGCGAAATTCATGCACCGTTTTATGGAATTTCCAAAAGACATGACTAAGGCAGACTTGGATGTCTTCTCTGCAAAGCTTACAACATTCATTGTTACGGAATTTGGCAAGCTTGGGTACGATGCTGAAGATTACTTACCCGATGCCTTAATAGAGTTAGGCGTAGAAGATACGGATGAAGTCAGGTCTATTCTGACTGAACCAGTATCAGAGTCCGTAGAGTCTGCAAAGCTTGAAACTATACCCGAAGACGCCTTTCCTGAATTTATAAAACCTAGAACGTAGGAGACTAGAAATGAAAACATACACCAATGGCCAGCGCAAGGGCATGATGTACGGCGGGGCTGCAAAGCGTAAGCCTATGATGTACGGCGGCATGGCTACCACCAAAAAGAAAACCCGCAAGAAGGCTCAAGCGGGGGGCATGATGACTGCCACACAGGGTCAGCAGAATCAGATGCAGAACACGATGATGCAGGGTCCGAAGATGATGGCAGGCGGCGGAATGACTATGGTCAAGAACAAAGCCGGTAAGATGGTTCCTGACTTTGCTGCAGACGGCAAGGGCAAAAGCTAGATATATCTGGCCGACTTATCTATCGCCTCATCTGACCAAGACTTCAAGTATCTCAACAGGCTTGCTATGGAGTGTGCCCCGTCGTACTCCGGCAGGCCGTTGTTGATCACGCCCTCGAACTCTTCGGGCCTCACAGATTCACAGAGCAACTCGACCTTCCCGTTGGTAAGGAGGTTCGCTTCGAACTTAAACAGAGACGCTTTGTTTGACATCAGACAACTCACTAATAGGTAGATTGTAACAATCGGCCTTGAACGTGAAGCCGTTTGCGGGGTCTACGTCGCCCCTCTGGTATTTCGTTGCCTTCGTGTAGAAGTCTTGCTTCGGAATCTTGCCCAGTATCCACGCCTGCGATGAATCGGTCAGGATGCGTACAAACACATAACTGTCGCAATCCTGTTTGGCCCCGTGTGCAGCCACCGAACAATCGTAGTGTGGAAAGGGACGGGTATTGCAGCGTTTCGTTTTCACGTCGATCCGCTCCCCGTCCCTCACCAAATCATAGTCGTAGGTGTTCGACTGGTCTGCACCCATAGCGTCAGCCACGATGATCTCGCCTATCGCACCGACAACATGACTCAAGCTACCTGTGATGCTGCCCTGTAGATTGCCTACAGTGGCAGCTTTCTTTTTGGCACGTGCTATGATCTCAGGAGTTATCTTTACTTTTATCAACTTTTTCCATCCATTCTTTGTAACAGGGGTGGTGCGGATGGGGGTGATATTGAACCCATCCGTCACCTCTCTTCCACACGAGGGGTGGCTTTTTCTTTTCCTTCTTAGGCGGCATTCAAGTCTACCACTTCACACACGCCCGCAGTACACGCCAGTTCACGTGATCCGGATGTGTTGTCTTCCTTCTCGTACTCTGACAGTGCAGTCCAGTCGATAATCAGACTGCCCCGCTCCTGCTGCCACTCCAAGTAGTCATCGACTTCGATGTCCTGATAGGGGGCCTGCTGATAGGTGTGATCTGAATGCGGCAGGAAGGACACGCCCGATGCCACGTCGAAGTTCTCATACACCCACGCACCCACGTCCATCCACTCGTCTTCCTTGACTGTGATGGTCACAGACGGCTTGTGTTCACACCAGTGAACAGCATACGTCTTCCACAACTCAAGCTGCTCTATGGCTGTCATCTGTGTCCGTGTGACGGCACCCTCTGGTGACTTCATAGCAAACGAGAAGACAGTCGTCGAGTCCGGCTTCATCACACACGCCTCACTGTACACACCCTGCTCCTTGAGGAACTGTGTCAGGGGGTCCTTGTTGTCTCCGCGCACCGTACGAATGTAGTAGTCATTGTGACGGGCGTGGATACCACTAGCGGCGTCTACGAGTTGAGACACAGTGCCCGATGGCTTGACACAGGTGATGGCAGCGGACTGTGGGATTCCAAGCATCTTTGCATACTTGCGATTCGTCTCTACGGCGACTTGCTTCATCTCTTCGAGCCAACGAGGGGAATCGACGGTCTTCGATAAAATTGAGTGATCCATGATACCAGTCAAGGATACGCCCAAGAGGCGTTCTTCTTCTGTGTTGTCCCGCCATACTTTCCTCAGATATTTGAAATCGGTTAGGGTTGACTGTAGGGTGCCCAAGATCGTAGCGAGGCGCACCTTGCGCTTCAGGGACTCCAGCGTGTCGCTTTCACGCACGACCACCTCTGACAGGTTGCAGAACTGATAGGGACGCAGGATGATCTCAGAGCAGGGGTTCGTGCCCCACATGTGCCCTGTCTCACGGCGTCCATTGCGGGCGACCTGCTTGTCTGCTGCATCACGGTTGAAGATGCCACGCTCACCTGACTTCGAGTCGTAGAGAGCCAGCCACTCGCGCATGAACGTGCCCATCTCCGGCTTGCCCTTGTAGGCTACGGAGTTGTTTGCGAGGGCACGTTGCCCCTCGTTCTCCCACCACGCACCAGACTTGGCATGTGCCATCTGATCGTCGTTGAGGTTCGAGAGGGAGATGAGAGCAGAGCGACGTACGCCCCCAACGACTACGATTTCACCGACCTTGCACATCAGGTCGTGACACTCAATAGGGAAGAGGCGACGACCCTGTGCCTTCTTGAACAGTTCGACTGTGAAGTGGAACAGATCATCTAGGGGTCCGGGGCCAGATGCCCTGCCGCCCATCGTCTTGAGCCGCGCACCGGACGGACGCACAGCGGACAGGTCCCACTGAGGAATCTGTCCAGCGTAGAGCAGCGCAATCAGTTCGCGCAGAGACTTGGCCCACCCCGGCTTGGAGTCACCCACACGTATCACCGTGTCCGTCTCGTGCATAGCGTCACTGATCACGGGCAGCTTGTCCACGTTCTCACGCTCCACAGAGAATCCGACACCCGTGCCGCACATCAGGATGTACATGCACTCGTCGAACGAGCGGGGGCTGTCCACAGGGATGTAGCTACAGTTATAGCCGCAGATGTTGTCCCTTGAGAGAGCAGAGCCTGCTGTCATCATGCCCCGCATAGACGGCATGATCTCCTGTCCGATCACGGCATCGTGAATGTCGAGAAGATCGTCACGGGGTATGTCGAAGCCGTGCTTGTCCTTGACGTGGTTCGCCATGAAGTTTGTATAGCGATACACGGTCTCGTCCCAGTTCTCACGACGCTCCTCGTCATCAAGCCAACGTGCATAGCGTGACTTGTGGATAAACTGTTGGTAGGTTGTTGGTAGCATATTATTCATTGTTATCTTCCTTTGTTGCGATCAATTTGTTTAGGTAGAACTGTGCTTTCTTGAGGTCTTCGATTCCGTTTTTGTATCTGTACCGCCAGAGGTACTTGAGGATGTTTCCCTGTAGGTAGTATTGGAAGCCGTCGCCTGTCGCCGCTGCGATTGCGTCAAGGCATTCGATACCTGCCTGATTGTAGTGTGGCGGGTGATTGACGTTATCGACATCCTTGCTCTTCTCCCCCAAGTAATCCTCGTTGCGTATCTTCATGTATTCGTCGTGTCTCATCTGTTGTCTCCATCACCCTGTATCTTACCAGCAGCCTTGCGAGACTTCAGCTTGTACATATTCATCTCTGCAATCTGCTGCAAAGAAAACCCTAGATCATCTGCGAGGGCAGCGCAATACCAGAGAACGTCACCGATCTCTTTTGCTATCTCCCCCTTGAACCGGGAGTCGTCACGCCCGTCACGGTAGACCTTCTTCACCTTGTCTGCCACCTCGCCTGCCTCACCGGCTAGGCCCAGAGTGGGGTAGGTGATCTTCATGTCCTCTGGGTAGATGGCAAACTCACGAGCCTGCATCTGATAGTTGTTGAGGGTCCAGTTCTCTTTGATCATTGCGTCTTACCAAAATCTATCTTGACTATGTTCGTACCGTCTTCGTGCTTTACGACGGGGCCGTTGTCGCTGTCCACCTCGTCAAGCATCTTCTCCTTGACACTCTCGAAGGCCAGCCGCGCCAAGCCTGCTTCCATCACTCTGTCGAAGTCAGACTCTAGGAGTTCCATCATGCCGTTCGTCACAATCGTACCGGCCTCGTAGAACTCTTCGTCGTCGTCTGTGGTCGTATCGTACGCAGACACTTGGAAGCTTTCCTCGTCGATCTTACGCAGGATAATGTACCAGCGGTTAGGCATCAGGGTTGCCTTTTCGAATTCACCCTCATCAATCGTTGTCATCTTTTAGCCACTCCTCTGGGATCGAACCCTCTGCCCACTTGAATCCATTCTTCTCTGCCCACGCACCGTACGTGGTCTTGCTTCCCTTGTAAATCTTATTCCGTGCATTCAGGAAAACAATACGAATGTCCAAGTCAGGATGCTGCTCCTTGATCAGAAGCATCTTAACACGGTCACCCTTGTCGAAGTATCCCTTCGCTTCGATGATTATGTTCTGCTTGGTAAGATGAAAGTCTGGTGTGTAGGTGCGGGGCTTGGGCACGTACGTAAGTCGTAGGCTCTCATATTCGTATGGAATTTTTTTGCTACTCAGTTTTTTCGCTATGCCTAACTCGAAGTTAGACCGGAACCCTGCCTTGCGATTGCCACGCTTCATATCTGCATTCCTATCGACCCCATTCTTTGTATCACGTACCCTGCCACTCTTGGGGAAAGTTTTTCGATTATAGATAGTTCGTTTGTCAAACGATTCAGTGGGACGCATACGTTTGCTCCAGAGTGTGCTACTCTTCCTATCTTCTGCAATTCAGATTCGAGTGTGGTGATGTCACGCTTTTCGGTACCCGAAGACAGCGTACCCAACTCACTGTAGTTGTCGCGCAGTGTGAGGGGGAGACCCCGCTCATTCATGCGAAGACGAACAAGCTTACGCTCCCCGCCACTGCCGCCGTGAGACTCGACATAGACGTGATGCAGTTCCTTGTTCATCTCCATCAGTTCTATCTCGTAGTCTCGTACGAAGATATAGGGCATCCTACACCTCCCTTGTCTTCAGCTTGGTGTACCACACCTGTGGCGGCGACTTGGCCTGTGATGTCACACGAGGGTGCAGTTCTGCTTTCGGCCAGCAGTGACTGCGGAAGCCACACAGATTGCATTCCTTTGCCAAGACCTTGTTGCCTGTACGCAGGGTTTCACCCTTGCGGCGATACGTCTCGAACTCATCGGGGTAGGGTTTGAATTCCTTAACGTCGGGGTCTGTCAGGAATTTGACACGCTCCTCAGCGTCCGCCAAATATTTGGCACGGTCCTCATCCTGCCACTCCGGTGCCTCGACCATAGCCACCTCGCCGCTCGACTTGTTGACTACGATCCATCCGCCGAATGGCATGCCCGTCGCCGCAGAGTAGAGAAAGCCCTGCATGACGTATCCAAAGGGATCATCTTCCTTGAGGCCATCGTAGCCACCGAACCCAGTGAACTTGTTCTTGAACGCCCAGTCACTTGCTGACTTGATGTCCCACACTTTCTCTGTGCCGGTCTCGTCACGTATGATTACGTCGAGTGTGCCCTTGATCGTTTGATCACCCACCTTCAGTTCGACCTGACGCTGGGCATCCACGATGTCCACGCCCGCCTCTCGCATGACAAGCATGAGGATAGCCTCTGTGATGTCACCGAAGATAAATCGAAACAGCGTATTGTACTGCATCGACTCCTTGATGCCCTTCTTCTCTAGGACTTGCTGGCATAGGGGGCGACCCAAGCCGGACATACGTATGCGATACTCACCGCGCTTTTCAGTGAGTTGCCTGTTTACTGAGTGTCTCGTCTCGTCTACAAACGCAGAAAGACCTGCGGGGGAAGCGCTGGTCTCCCCCCGCAAAGCCTTAGACATGTAGTCCTGAATGTTAAGCAGCGTCAGCATCTTTGAAATCCGCAGCCAGATCGATATCGCTATCGTCTGACATCAGCTTAGATGCTTCCCTGTGCCCATTCATTACGTTTTCGTTGTGACCCTTGACGGTTTCCGCGAAAGTTCCCAACAGTTCCTTATCGTCGTCCGTGATAGCTACAGTGCTATCGAACGTAGGCATCGGCGTCCAGTAGGTCACGCTGCCCTTCTTCTGACGGTTCGTACGCAGCAAGATGCTGGTCTGCGCCATCAGTTTGTTTTGCTTCGTCAGACCCTGAATGAAGTCTGCGATAGGCTTGAACCCTGATCGCTTGAAGTAAGCAATCACCGGCTCGTCGGTCACCTCGACAGGCGTACCATCCGCAGAGTGGAACGTGCCACTGATGCGTCCATAGATAACCTGATTACAGACGACAGCACGAGAAGTCAGGTATCGCACGTCATCCTTGTCGAGTGCATCCTCCTCGTCACGAGTGAGGCGACCACACTTGTTACCACCCTGCGTGTCGGGGAATCCACCGCCAAATGAAGTCTTCTGGACTGACTTGCATGAGAAGCCGCCCTTACCCTCGTTGGCCTCTGCATCCCACATAGAATACTCGTAGGTACGCAGCAACGCTCGAAGCTTGACTTCTTTGGCGAAGATGTACTGACCGTTGAGAAACATCTTCCAGTCGCCCCGTGTGAGGTTGTGACCGTCGTCCGTCTCCTGATCGTAGTTGATGTTCAAACGAGGAAGCCCGACCTTCTCAGTGGCACCGCCACCCTGTCCAGTAAGCTTCATCATCTCCTCGACGTTATCGCTCGACATAGCCGCTACGATGTTATCAAGGTCGTTGTCCATTTCCATTAGTTCTGTCCCTAACATGATCCGTTGATCTCCTTTACGTTCTAGGGTTGGTAGATAGATATTACTACTCTACGACGTGCAAGTCAAGCCAGTTATCGCCCATTTTTATCTCAATCTCGACGGGCATGTCATACTCGACACCATAGCGTCGTATCGTCTCTTCAGGTAGAGAGAGCATAGCATCCCGCATCAGCTTGACGCAAATGATTTTTTCATCTGGGTGACAGTCAATTACAATCGAGTCGTGGACCGTGTTGCATATCACAGACTGTAGTTTGTTTTCTATGAACAGGCTGTCGAGGCGAACGAGGGCAGCGGGCAAGAGGTCGGCGGTTGCGAACCCCTGCACAGGATAGTTGCATATGTTTGTCCTGTGTGTAGCCGTGCCGTACTTTGTCCACCGCGCATCAGGGAAAGCATACTGCCTGCCAGACGGAAGCGTCACTACGCGCTTCTCAACGGCCTCTCGCTGCAAGTCTTCATGCCAGAGGGATACACCCCCATACTTCTCCTTGAAGGCCCTGTAGTAGCGTTGCTGGGCCTCTGTGCCCGTAGTGCCACCATAGAGAGGCTTGAAGGTGTGAGCCTTCGCTTCTTGACGTGAGCAGCCTATGACACCAGCAGTGTAGCTGTGTACGTCAGTCCCGATACGCACATCATCGTACGCCTGCTGATCATTGGCTAGAAATCCTGCGACTCTGAATTCGAGTTGCGAGTAGTCGCCCTCAATGATCTTGCCGTCCTCAAAGCGACTCTCGACAACCTTGCGTATCTCGAAGGTATTACCACGTGGCATATTCTGAAAGTTCGGGTTACGAGACGAAAGGCGACCCGTCGCCGTAACACACTGCATAAATTCCGGATGTACGATTCCGTAGTCATCGACATTGTTTTTCATCCCCTCTACGAAGGTTCCCAAATACATACGCAACGCATTGTAGCGCACGTAAGACGATGCAAACTCACGGGCCGGACCCGACAGTTCGAGTTCGCGTTCAGCCAGTGTGTCCTTGTCCGTCTTGAAGCCAGCAGATGCCACGTCACGCACGTTGCGCGGTACGATCTTGAAGCCTGCCACCTCACTTGTCGGGCGATAGACCACACCCTTGCCGCCGCATGTCTTACAGATACGCAGAGCCTTGCTTGGTGTGCCGTCCTTGCGTACAGGTCGAACTTTGCCGAATCCGACACAGGTGCGGCACTGCTCACCAATTGTCTTATATACGACATCCGTGTTGTTGCGTACAGCGAGGCGGAAGTCCTTGCCTGACATGCGTGTGCGCTGCTTAGGCTTCATCGTGGCACCACGACGCTCCATACCCAAGTTGAACATCTGTGACCACGCCTTCTTGTCTCTTACCTTACGAGAGTAGAGAAGCATCGACCTGTCGTCTGGGCTGGTCAGACTGATGGGCGTGTCACCCATAGCCTCACGTGCCATCTCGTTGAGGCGCAGTTCGAGTGCGTCGAGTTCCTCTTGGTACTGCTTCTCAATCTCTTGTAGTGTATCTAGGTTGACCCGCAATCCGTTGCGTTCGATGCGGGCCAGTGTGTCGGCCATTTCAAACGACAAGCGCAGTGTCGGCAGTAGATCGTTCGTCATTGTATAAGTCCTCGAATGTAGTGCCAAAGGCATCCAGTTGTTTCAGGGCTACTTGCTCCGTGCTTATCACGTCAGCAATGCCATACTCTCGTACTATCTCCCACGGTATCTCGTAGAACGTCTTGCCCCCGTCCAGATACGGCTGAACAAGGTCCTTCTCCTTTTGCACTGTGTCATACTTTTTTGCAAGAGCAGCAAGTCCAAGAGGCCAGCGTCTCGCTTTTGATAAAACATACTCCGCAACCATAGTATCATAGATGTCTCCCTTGTATATGAACCCGCAGTCACGTATCCACTGCAAGTCAAACTTGATGTTCTGGCCCAAGACCACATCGGCGCAGTTGAGTGCAACCTGAAAGCTGTGCGCTGCGTTAGGTGTAGGTGGCTCAGTCTCGTGATAGTAACAGTGATAAAACACGTTGTCTTCACCCAGCCACTTGTAGCCTATCGACACGAGGCGGTTTCCGAAGTAAGGCAGCGCAGTCGTGCCGCCGTTGGGCTTATTCGTGTGGGTTGTCTCTACGTCAAATGTCAGTACGTTCATAGTATTGTCTTCTCTCCAGTGATTATTGTATCACCATACTTACCCACAAGCATAACACCCAAGCGTTTTTGAACGTCACTTAATTTTGTTAAGTGAACCACACATTTACCATCTTTATTTATGTATGGGTTTACCGTCTTACTGTCATACAGGGTTATCTCGCCTGTGTTTGTGTCTAAGGTAACGAAGTCAACAGGCCCACTAGATGACACATTTCTGAAAACTTCGAAGCCGTGTTCCAAGAAGTAATGGCATATGTCGAGTTCAGTAATGTCACCTATTCTGTTAGTGTTAGCCATCAGTAGTACACCCCGCACTGCACGTCAAAGGTCAGGACGTTCATTCTGACTCCTCCTCGAACCGCTTCTGTGCAAAGTACGCAGCGAACTTCTCTGTGTGTTCGTCTGATAGCATAGGCCAACGCTTCTGTATACGAACGTACTCCTCGTCGTAGAGGCGTTCAAGTATCTCTTCATTCTGATGGTTGCTCATGTTGCCCTCGTGTTACTTGTCTATCCTCGTGTGTCTTTACTGCATGACAATTAGCACACAGCACTCGACACTTTCTCACCTCTAGTATGAGATTCTTTATCGTACCCTTTATAATCAGAGATACCTGATCTTTCTTTTTAGAAGGATCAATGTGATCAAAATGTAGGGCACAACCATGCGCGTTGTATCCGCACCTCTCACAGCCCTTGTGGAGTTTGTATCTAGTTAGCCAGTGTCTTCTCCGTTTCATTCGGTCTGAGTTTCTACGATTAATTCTGAGTCTACGCCGCTCAAAAGCTTCCTGCGAAGTCCACCTTACCTTTTCATAAACGGTGCCATCCTTCCTCTTCTCACGCCGGTATCCCATAGATACTCTGCCGTCAGGTGCTATTTCCCCCCACTTCATCAGTAGTACACCCCACGCTGCACATCTATCTGTGCATTTATGGGGCCGTGCCATCCGTTGATCTTGTTCTTTGATATGCAGATGTGACGCACGATGTTCTCAACGTCACTCGCCCCTGTCTTGCCAATGCCGATGATGATGTCAGCCTCGCCAGCCTTGCCGGTCTTCGAGTTGTCCATCATGTTGTAGTCGATGAACTGGCGATCATGCCCGTCGTTCGATGCCTGACTGACAGCCCACACCAGCATCTTGTTGCGCTTGGCAATCTCACGGGCGTGAACATACGTCTCCTTGAGCCGCTCGTCACCACGGTTGTATTCGCCAGATATGCGGAACTTGTCAAGCTGATCCATGAACATGATGTCCGGCTTGTTCAGCTTTGCGTATGCGTCAGCTTCCTCGACGCCCATGCCCACAGCAGCCATCACCTTGAGGTACGGCATCACGTCACGCTCGTACATCGGTGTGTACTTGGCACGATTGTCGTCGAGTTCCTTGCGTGTGATGTTGAAGAACGACTGGATGAGGCGCAGCTTGATCTTCTCAGCAGGCTCCTCGTTTGCCCAGTAGACAACCTTGTGTCCGGCCCGTACGTACGAGGCAGCGAGAAAGCAGCAGAATGTCGTCTTGCCCACTTCCGGACGGGCAAAGATAATACCCAAGTTGCCCCGATCAAGGCCAGCCACACGCTCGTTGATCAGGCCGAACTCAAAAGGGAAGTCAGGCTCTCCGGTGTTTGCGTCGAGCAGTTCGTCGAGACTGTCCGTCACCTCTTCATAGGTGGTGCGGTCAGACATGCGTCCATCCTCGACAGACTCGACCATAGCCCGCAACTCACCGAAGTCCTCGCTCTCACCCGTGAATATCTCAATGGCCTTCTCGCCAATGATACGGGCACGATCACGCAGCCAGAAGTTACGCACCATGTCGAGGTGCATGTCCATGTTGTGTGGATTGCCCTGCTCTAGGGTGACGATCAGTTCCTGTGCCCGTTCTCGTGTAGAGTCCGGCATAGCAGGGTTGCGGTCATTGAACAGGATGGCGAGTTCACCGACAGTGATGTCGTTCTCATAGGTAGTGTGCGCGTGAGATATCACGTCGAACACATCACGCATCTCTTTCGTGAACATCTCACGGGTCACCGTGTTGGCCACATTCGAGAAGAACTCAGAGTTGAGGCAAAAGCCCAGTAGCTGTTTATCTATCGATGTAGGATCGTAGGAAGTCATCACGTTCGTCCTTTTGCATGTTTTTCAAGTCGGTTCGAAGAACCATGAGTTTTGTCGGCACGTGGGTGTGCAGCGCACGTACCATCGTAATAGCCTTGTCAGTGGCATCCTTGTCAAGCGCGACGAACACACGGTCATATTGTTTCAATACGCTGATGTGTTCGCTAAGAAGATTAGTTCCCAATAAAGCTACTGCCGTACAAATATTACTAGCAGAGCAAGCAGAACTGCAATCTTCAACAACAATGGCGCAAGCATTTCCGTTCCCACATACGAAAGGATGCTTACTGCTTCCATAGCGATACCACTTAGGCGCTCGTCCATCGATTGATCTCCCTGCCGCATCTACGACTTTGTTGCCATCCTTCACAAGAAAGACAGCGCGATTACGCTTGAAGTCGTACCGAATGTCAGCCCTGCCCGACAGATACGCATCGTATGCTTGTACACGTTTAACATAAAGTTCCGCGTCTAAGCTACGAGAAAGACTGACAAATGTGTCGGGCACCTCGTAAGTGTTATTAGTACGGGGAGCAGGCCCCAAAGCCTGCGAACCACGAAGGGTGCGGGCGGCGTGTTCTTTTGTCAGGGTGATACCTGTGCGACCAGACACGTTGCAGTCAGCGTGGAAACAATACCACAGGCGTTGCATTCCGTCGTCCGTCACGCTAAATGTATTCTTCTTGCCGCAGACAGGACAGTCTGATCTGTACCTTGTCAGCGCAGGGAAGTCGAGTGACTCAACGTACCCACATAACCAAGCTGGTGATTTCATCGTTGCGTTCCTTGTTTGTCAGAAGACATGCCCCCTGCATAATCGACATGGCAAATCTTGTCAACACGAAAAAATTGCTTGACCCCCGTTGACAAACCAGCTACACACAAAGAATAACACCCTATAGGGAATACCCTGTTATGAAAAAGATCAATAGAATCAACCCTATAGCTAAAGAGTTACGTAAGTATGGTAAACAAGTAATACCTGACAAGCGTACCAAAGAAAAAGACAAACAAGCTAAGAAGGACATTCGTGATGGGAAGACCAGCGAAGATAGACGAACCGACAAAGACCTATAGTCTGTTGATGTCAGTCAAACAATACGAGAGACTGGCTGCACACTCTGAACGCTTACAGAAGACAAGCAGGGAACAAGTTGCTGTGTCTGACTTGATGCGTGAGGGTATTGACATATATTTGGAGGCACTGGACGATGACAGTGAAGTGGGTGCTGCTGCTAGTGACAGCAATTAATCGGTCAGAGTTTGACTCTAAACCTATAGCTGAATACGAAACCATGTCAGACTGTTACGTCGCATCGACGAAACTATTCTGGGAAAACGTGCCGATGAATCAAGAACTCCTGTGTATGAGAGTGGGTGGAAACGATGAAGAATAACCTGAAGACCAAGCCCCTAGAGATAGAGATTGTCAATCGGTGGCGGTGGGAGGTTGTCGCTCCAGTGTCGTCCGTACGCATCGGGGAGACAAGCCGCGAACTTGTCAAGAAGAAGCAGGCTGTAGACTATCTGCGCCTCGTTACAATTTTTGTCGGAAAAAGTGAACAAGAGTGTAAACGATGGCTTGACAAGCACCGTCACGTCTTGGTAAAACTGGGTATTCCTTACGAGGTTGGTAGTTCGTAGGGATACACTTTCGTTGTTGTGTGTGGAGAGCGGGGCTGGATTTTTCTGGCCCCGTTCTTTTTTGCTTGACGCCCATTGTTTTAACCGATATGGGTTATGTATCGCAACAAACCGGAAGGGTTACACACGATGGAAATCACAAACGAACAACGCCTCGACTTGCTCAAGTCATACAACGATTTGAGAAACACACTGCAAACAATATATGATTGTAATGATTTGTGGATGTCTGATGTAGGCAAGCTGGAAGGATTGCAGTGTGACCTGCACCGCATCTTCAAGTTTGTACCCAAAGAGGATGACGAGGGTCATCGTATGCCCTATGCCGACTGGGTTCTGGCAGATGTTTCGGAGCCTGACGATGCGGACGATTGAGAACCACGTCGAACGATGCCACTGCTGGGAGTGCGGCGGCTATGGCAAGAAGGAATACACAGAGGCCGTCCCCGATCCGATTCGGGGCGGCGATCTTGTTGGTGTTTTTGATGAGTGTGATGGCTGTGATGGTGATGGTGAATTGTTACGCGCCAAACTAACACAGACGACGGTGATCCGTGCCCTGTTGACACAGGCAAAACACGCCATAGAAGATATCGAAGTGCTTGACACAGACATTGACCGCATCTATGGCAAGATAGACGACGCCATTGGTGACATGGAACGATACGAAACAAAGGTAGGTACACGAGATGGGTAAAGTAAAGGACTGGCTGATTGAAATGGAAGAGGACGCCTCGTGCATGACACGCGAGGAGTGGATGACAAAGCACGGCGAGACTGTTGTCGATGTCTACGATGAATTCAAGCGCAGGGAACACATCGACGAGCCGGATCAGGGGGACTTGTTCGATGTATAGGCCGACAAAGTATCCGACGCTAGACAAGGACCCACGCCTTGAGAGCGTGACAAACCGGCTGACAAATCTGCGGACGCTAATTGACGAGGCAGACTGGGATGGCAAGCCCGTTGACGCTATGACAAGAAACGAGGCAAAACGCCTGACACAGATGACAAACGCAGGGACGCTATGGCTGCCAAAATTTTGACAAGACAAACTGACAAACGCAACGACGCCAAGACAAACCGCACGACGCTACCGCCTGACTATCCCTGCGACGTGTGCGGCCAGCCAGCCATGACGAAGGAAGGGAACCGGCTGCGCTGTCCGACGTGCTGGCTGCGGGAACAGGGCCGGAAAATAAAACCGCTTGACCATAGGGGTTACCGGCCGTAGGCTTGCCGCAACGATTAGGAAACACGACAAGGAACAAACGACATGAAAAAACGTATTCACATAAACCAGCATGTTATCCGGGCCAACGCCAAGAACGGCACCAACGACCCGGCAATCACTGTCAAGACATATAAAAAGAACGTATACGCGCACCGGGTTGATATCGGCGGCGCGTCCACTGTTGTCTACTCACCGGACAAGCCCTTGAACTGTGGTGCCCGTGTTTGGATTGAGACCGACGCGCCGGTTCGTTTTGATGGGGGGCAGATCATATGACAAAACAAGTGACGCTGATTGACCATGAAAGAATGGTCCATAATATCATGGCCTGCTATCGGGCTGCCGATTCCGTGCAGGTTGCGGAAGGCTTGCTCTGGTACTCCGACGCACAGAAAGCAGCACACAATATCGCGGCAAAGTATGGCATTGCGGTTTATATTGTGGTGGCTGTTATCTCTGCCCTATCACCTAACAACAAGTGGGCGCGTAATGTTGTCAATGCCGATGCTTTGATTGCCGCTTTCCTGCGCGGTGACGGGATCGACGCTGTAAAGGTATCCACCTATCACGCTATGAAAAAGAAGGCTTGGGATATCTTGGCGGCGCGTCCGGACTATGACGGGGCAAAGCGCATGCTGAAGGGACAAAAGATCACGTCGTTTTTTATGGATATTATGGGCGAGTTTAACGTCACGATTGACGGCCATGCCCGCAACATTGCCTATGATGAAAAGGTAGGCTTGACTGATGATCGCACCAATATCGGCGTCCGTGAATATCGGGCCTTGCAGGCCGCATACGAAGAAGCAGCACGGCGCGTCGGCCTGATGCCCTACCAATTACAGGCTGTCACTTGGCGCGTCTGGCGGGATCGGTGGGGCATAACTTGACAAACCGTCTGACGCCAAAATGACAAACCGGCTGACGCTATAAAACATTGGGGATCAGTTAACGGTTTCTTGTTCGTCCGTTCGGGGGCGGGGCAAGACTGGCGGATTGATCGGGCAGGCGGCGAGTCGATGGGGCCAGCCTGCCAGCCTTCCCAACTTTTTTCGGCGGGGGGGTTCAACTGGTGCAAATTGTGTGCCATGATTCACGAACTGGCCACGAAGCCAGCAACAACAACGACGAAAGGGGCACGATATGCCACTTGATATTATACCAACAGAAGAGCAGGCCGCCAGCCGGTCAAAGGCGAAAGGCGGGGACATCTGGGCCACGCACAAGCGAATTGACGATGTAAGCCTATACGAACGGTTTGGGCAGATTCGGCGGGTGCCGCTTGAAGCGCAAACAACATATACCCATCAGGATGTTGAATTTGTCGAGCCGCAACCGCTAGAGGGTTTCCACGCTTTGCAGAACACGGCAACGGGCGGGGTTCTCAATGTCCGGCCTGTCGGCAAGTCCTATGCGCTTGTTCCGCATGACCTGCTATTCAAGGCACAGGCGGAGCAGCTGGCCGGTTCGGACCTGCCGCTTGACAATGTCGAAGTGGTGGACCGTCTCTATGAAGAGGGGGCACGGGTTCATCGCACCATCTATTTCCATGATTTGCAGTCGCGTTCGACCACACGGGGCGGCGGTGATGATGTAGTGCGCTGCCGGATGGACATCTTCAACAGTGTTGATATGTCATGGGCCTTGCAGATATTCAGCGGGGCATATCGTGACTTGTGCCGCAATACGCTCGTTTTTGGCGGTGAGAAAGCCTATCACCAGCGGAAGGTTCACAAAGGTTCGGTGTCGCCTGAAGCCATGATCGGCAAGGCAACAATGGGGCTTTCCATGTGGCAGAACCAGAAGGATCAGATGCGCTTGTGGCGGTCTGCACCTCTGACTGAGAAGCAGTTTGCGGACATCTGCAAGGAAACGCTCTGCAAGAAAAACACGGCAGCAGCGCGAACCGATGAACGTCTGGCCATCAATGAAGGCCGTCTGAATTGGATGTTGGAACGCTTCAAGGAAGAAAAGGCGGAACTGGGCCTGACGCTCTGGGCCGGTTATAACGCCCTGACGCACTGGGCAACCCATCTGCCTGATGCAACAAACAATGGCCGCAACGAGCGCAAAAGGTACCAGCGCAACGAGCAAGTCCGGCAGATAGTGGACGGGCCATCATGGCGGTATCTGGAAGGGTTGGCAGCATAGGATGGAAGCTTTGTTACTAGTCTACAGGCTTGCCGGAATGATAGCCTTAATAATGATCATTTCCCTATTCTTGACTTAAACAACGCCCTGCGGGGCAGAAAGAACACACAACATGTCTACCATCTATACACCTGAACTTCTGGCGCAACTTAAGCAGCTTGGCGATAATTTCGAGCAGGCTATACGACGGGACGAGCGGCAGGTATTGCTTGCCAAGTTTCGGGCAGAGTTTCCGGCCACCGGCAACAATACCGACATGCACGGCCATCCGCTGCGCGAATCCGGCCAGCAGCCGGACGACGTTGTAAGTGTCGAACTGAACGCAACACACCGCACGATGCTTTCCTATTTGCGCGACGGATTCATGGCCGTGCCTACGCTTGCCGGTCATTGCAATATTAAGAAGCAGTCGGTTTATACCTATCTGGGCCAGCTTGAACAGGCCGGATATAAGCTTGAGAAGAGAAGCACCGGTAACAGGCGGGGCGGATATCGTTTGATCTATCGGCTTGCAAAGGCTGCATGACTTGTGCTTATAATCTGGGGCGGGCTGTTGTGGCCCGCCTCAACGTCTAGGAACAAGGATAGGAAACCAATGGAACTCTCAATCTTCGCACACGAAAAAGACACCATTTCGGATCACAACAAAGGCAATGCTAAAGTGTTCTTTGAAACCACCCACCATAAAACCTTTAAGGTTGTTAAGCTTTCCGGTACAGATCAGTACGGCAATCCGATCAAGGTAAAGGTCTTTATGGACGTAAAGCAGCCGGTGAAGAAGATCACCAACTACGCTTCTGACCATGCGAAATATCCGCATAAGTAAGCCAGTTACCCAGCCGGAAGGGGGCTAATACTCCGGCATCTCCTCCTAGCCTTGCCCCCGTCCTTAGTGGCGGGGGTCTTTTTTTGCCTTGATGCCAGTTAATAGCCTTGCGGGTTGTATAGGTTGGATTATCTGGCGGGTTGCATGTTCGGGGAATGCTGCGCTTTCTGGTCGCCACATCAGCCGGTTATAATAACAGGCATGACAAATCAGGCAACGCGCGCGCGTGTCATGTGACGTTTGCACATGTCAGGGGGGGCATGTCTTGGCTTGTTCGGATAGTGTGTTTTGCAGGTGCCGCCTTGGCATCGGCGATGGGAAAGTCAGAGAGGGATTTTTGCTAAGATGGCATCCGGAAACCGGCAGTCAGCTTAGAGCAGAGAAGCAAACAAAAAGATTTGTGCCGCGCACGGGCGGGCATGGGCCACTGGGGGGACGGGTATATGTACTAGCAATACCGCCATCGATTTTATATCGGTGTAGTTATCGATATGCGTAAAAAGGATACGTTGGGGAGGTCAGCGGGATACCCGGCGGGTACCTATGGGGTTTACCCCGGCGGGCCTATGCCCATAGTACAGTCGAATTCTAATTTTGTCAAGAAAAAAAGTTGACACACATGTAAAAAGTACCTATACTGTTGACGTGAGCCGCATTTTTATGTCGAACCACCCCACAACGAAAATTACTTCGTCATACAATCAGTGGTATCGGACATAAATGCGACTCACTCCTCCTTCTTTTCACGGGAAACACCGATGTTCACCGCCATGATCCTTGCATGTTGGCTCCACAGTCCCAACGACTGCACACAATTCACTGACAGACGGGGTCCCTACCTCGACAAGGGCGAGTGTGGTACCCGTGTCGTCGAGATGATAGGCGAAATACGCACGATTACGCCCGGAATGATCATCGTCGGTGCCCAATGCACCATAGTCGCGCAGGAATCTACGTAGATATGAACCTTCTCCCCCAACAAACACCGAAAAAGCGGGAACTAACACCCCAACAGACGCAGTTCCTCGACATTCTCTTTGAAAACGGTGGCAACGTGACTGCCGCAGCCGTCGATGCGGGCTATTCGAAGGGCAGCGCAGTCTGGTTACGCAAAACCCTTGCCGATGAGATCGTAGATCGCACGAAGGATGTCCTATCTATGAACGCCTACAAGGCTGCTACACGCCTCGTAGACACAATTGACAACCCCGCCCCCGAACGCGGTGATGATCTGCGTCTCAAGGCTGCTGAGAGCCTCCTCAATCGCGTAGGAGTGAAGCAGGCGGAGACAATCAACCACAATGTAACTGCAGTACACGGCGTTGTCCTGCTCCCCCCAAAGAAAGAGGTCGTGATCGATGGCTGATATGTCCAAGTACCCAAAGTATAGAGACCTGACCTCCAGCCAGAGAAAACAAGTAGACATTCTTCTCATGCAGGACGAGGCAGCAGGAATTAAAAATCTGCACGTGAATGACTACATCCCTATGGTTGTAGATCAGTCCCGAAAAAAGATGGCGCACGGCGGCAGTTGTAAGGGCCGCTCCGCACAGGGAAGCGCGGAGAAGAACTAGGTGGCAGGACGCCCTAAAAAGGACCCCAACGCACCCAAAGCCACGTACAACCTGTCTACAAAGGAACGTGCCCGACGTGCTGCCCAAAAGAAACTCAACGGAGCGAAGCGTCGTGCAGCCAAGACAACGAAGGCAGCAGAAGACAAACGACGCTACGCCCGCAAACTCGAAGACAAGATAGGTAAAGTGGAGAAGGCCCTTGTTGGCAAGGATACGACAGTCATTGATCAAGGAGATTTGGATGATCTACCTGCAGCCGTTGCGGACTTGGTTGAAGACAGTGAGATCGTATTTCGTCCGAATGAGGGACCACAAGAAGAGTTTCTCAGCGCGGGTGAAAGGGATGTTCTCTATGGTGGTGCAGCCGGGGGCGGTAAATCTTTCGCTCTCTTGGCCGATCCTCTGCGCTTCTGTCACAACGCTAATCATCGTGGGCTTCTACTTAGGCGTACTCTCGACGAACTAACCGAACTGATCGACAAGTCGCGCCAGCTATACACGAAGGCGTTTCCCGGTGCGAAGTTCCGTGAGTCGAAGTCTACGTGGGTTTTTCCCTCCGGCGCAACCATCTGGTTCACCTATCTCGACAAGGACAAGGACGTAACTCGTTTTCAGGGACAGGCATTCAACTGGATTGGCATCGATGAAATTACACAATACCCCACGCCTTATGTGTGGGACTACCTGCGTTCTCGCCTTCGTACTACTGATCCTGAACTCCAGCAACACCTGTACATGCGCTGCACAGCCAACCCCGGAGGAGTGGGTGGTTGGTGGGTCAAGAAAACCTACATCGAAGGAACACCTGAGAATAAGCCTTTTCCTGCCTTCGATATAGAAACGCACAAGCCGTTCCTCTGGCCGAAGGGACACGAGAAGGAGGGTGAGCCTCTCTTCTTCCGCAAGTTCGTCCCTGCCCGCTTGACCGACAATCCGCACCTCATGGCAGACGGCCAATACGAGGCGATGCTCAGATCACTACCTGAAGTCGAACGCAAGCGTCTCCTCGAAGGGGACTGGGACGTAGCAGAGGGTGCAGCCTTCCCGGAGTTCTCACGAGTCAAGCACGTCGTTGAACCATTCGAACTTCCAACGAACTGGCCGCGCATCAGAATGGCCGACTATGGATACGCAGCACCCTCATGCGTTCTCTGGGGTGCAATCGACTGGGACAACAATATCTGGATATACAGAGAACTATATCAAAAACACTTGACAGCAGAGGAACTGGCTGGTAGAATACTAGAAGCGGAACAGCTAGACCCGCTACCTCACTACACGGTCCTCGACTCGTCCTGCTGGAACAAGACGGGTTTCGGGCCGTCAATTGCAGAAGTGATGATGCGAGAGGGCGTACGATGGACGCCGTCAGATCGCAATCGTATTCAGGGGAAGATGGAGATACACCGTCGTCTCGCTGACGATCCCTACACAGAGGAGCCACGCCTACGCTTCTTCTCTTCGTGCCAGAACATCGTCAAGCAGATTGCAGGCATCCCTCTCTCCAAGACGAACAGCGAAGACGTAGATACGAAGGCAGAGGATCACGCATACGATGCCCTGCGCTACGGAATGATGACACGCATGAGTGGCTACGCTTCGATACACCAGCAACTCACCGCAATCAAGAACCAAGTTCACCAAGTTCAAGACGAAGTATTCGGATACTAATTTATGGCACTCACAAGAGAAGAGATGACGGCAAAGGCTATGAACGGCACGCTTACCGTTCGTGAAGCTATTGAATTTGGTCAATCCCTTCCTTTGAATAAAGCTTTGAAAGTTACTGAATCCTCTCAAGATCGTATGGGCCGCTTGGTTTCTGGCTTTAAAGAGTTGGGCATCAACATAGACATGCCCTATAAAGACCTCAATAAGTTTGACCGGGTTGAGGGCATGAAGATAGTTGACCTCTTGGGTCCGTCAGATACGCCATACAGGTCAAACAAATGGGGCAACTTGCAGGCTCTTGAAAATGCACTGCGCCCTGTTTTTGATGAGATGGGAATCACATCCCAGCTAACCGACATGATGGGACCATCTGGGGAGGTCGTAAGTAGGGGTCCAATGTATCCACCCCTAACAGGAGAATCTACGGGAAGAACCCAGCGAGGTGGAAAGAGTAGTGCGGAAGACAGCGAGGGAACTCGCCCCATGCGAGGAACCATCGAAAAAGAAAAAATCGATGCGATGTACGATGAGGCACTCCCGCAAGTGGAAAACGACTCCAAGTACGGCGCGAAAGTATCTCGCTTTCTAGAATATCATCGTATGACAGTAAATCGTCCCGCACAGTTGTTGGGACTGAAAAAAAGTGACGTTGTAATCCAGAGGGATTCTGATGGAAATATACTTGGTGTAAAAGTCAAAGGTAAAAAGGTTAGGACTACCGACAAGAAGGGCCGTCCAGAACTTGAGTGGTCAGCCCAGTCTCGTGGTGGTCAGATTATTTTAAAAGCCCTAGAAGAATCTGAATCCGATCTTCTGTTCGACGTGAAGAAAACTCAAGTAGAAAACGCATTTAAAACGTATATTACACCCCTGCTAGAGCCGTTTGAAGACTTGCTACCCACTATGGATGTGGCAAAAAAGGTAGAGGGAAGCAACACGGGGGAACGAGTACGCACAAAGGTTCCGTTTAAGACCATAGGTGTCATGCGTTCTATCGTACCCAACTACCTTATCGAACAGTTCAATGTTCGCGAGGACCTAGTTAAGGGAGCTATGGGGCACGAAAACACTGCTACCCTGTCTAAAAACTACACAGGCACTGGTCTCATCCCCACACGAGATATTCCATTTCTTTTAGAAAATCCTACGGACTACGGCTCTGAAAATTTTCGGGGCGGCTTGATGGAAAACACAGGCAACGTGGTTCGACTAACTGATGAGCAGATTGAAAAGTTACGCACGGCAAGATTTGAGTTACTTCAGTCCACTAATCTAGAAGATCAGCAGGCATCCCTAAATAGATTCTTAACGCTCCTAGAAGAGCAACCTGCCTACGATCCTGTAAAAGTGAGGGAAGCGGGTAAAGCGAAGGGACAAGCAGAGGCCCTATTTGAGCAGGGGCGCTTAGAGGGCAGGGCACAAGTAGAGGTTGAGGCAGAACTGGCGGGAAAGGGTCCGCAGGGACTTGTGAAATTTACCCCTGAACAGATTGAAACCATGAAGGCCAACGGGCTGTGGAATGATGATCTTGACAGGCTAACCAACCCTGACTACGAGGCTCCTGAAACAAAAGGGTCAACAACTGGACAAAAACTTGGCGTAGGAATGGCAGCAGCAGGAGTTGGAATGGCACTCCTAGACCCTGCACAGGCTCTTGCTGATGAAGCAATTCAACAAACGGGTGAAGCAGCCACACGTGCAATTGTAGGAAAAACGATAGCTCGTCGTATACCTTTTGCAGAAGCAATTATTCCGGGCGATACTTCGGTTGATCCACAAGAGAACTTGGCAAAAGCCTACAACAGACCCGCACAAGATTTTTACGACATGACTCCGGAGCAAATGGCTCCGTATCAACAGGCTTTGGATGATGCAATTGCACAACAAGAGCAAGAAGCAGTTGCCCGAAGAAGAGGGAGAAACCGCGCCAGAGTCGGTTCGGGCTTCCTAGAAAATCAACAACAACCATAGGGGAGAGAAACCTATGCCCGGTAATAACTACAACTATGGCGCATCGTACATTATGAGTGCCGACAAGACCAGCGTCGATAAAGACGAGGGCGCAACACAACTCTACCGTGAGGGCTTGGAGTTTGATGGTCGTGTCGTAACTGGACCGATGATCGAAGCTATGCCTAAGAAGCAAACCAAGCCAACTGTGGAAGCTTCACTGTTTAAGATGGCAGACGAACGCGACTACTAAGGAAGCGACATGGCTGATAATTTCCTAGAACCGGACGACGAACGAGCGATTCCGATTGCTAGCCCTGATGAGCAGATGCCCGGACTTGCGGGTCACATCAAGGCGAGGTTTGATGACGCAGAGAACGGACGGTTTTCGTACGAACAGCGGTGGCTGCAGGCGTATAAAAACTTTCGTGGAATCTACGATAGTACGACGCAGTACCGCGACAGCGAGAAGTCTAAGGTGTTCATCAAGATCACCAAGACAAAGGTCCTTGCTGCGTACGGGCAGATTATCGACATTCTGTTTGCCAACAAGAAGTTTCCACTTGTTGTCGAGTCAACTCCTATGCCGGAAGGTATCGAAGAGTTTGCTCATATGCGTACGCCTGCTGACGAACTTTCACAGTTGGGAAGTGACCCCTACGGTTTTCCGGGAGATGGTCGCGAGTTAGCTCCGGGAGCGATGCAAGCCAACGAACCGCATCGTCTAGGCTCCTACGGTAAAGACTTTGGTGACACGATCCTTGCGGGCAAGTCTCGCGTAGGTGAGCCACAGTTCGAACCTGCAAAAGAGCAGGCACGAAAGATGGAAAAGTGCATCCACGACCAGTTGCTCGACACAAACGCCGTAAGCGAGTTTCGCAAGGCTATCTTTGAGTCGTCCCTGTTCGGCACGGGCATTGTTAAGGGGCCATTCAACTTCCATAAGCGCGTTCACAACTGGAGTACGGACGATAACGGTGAGCGTTCCTACGATCCGTACGAACGAATGGTGCCGCGCATTGAGCATGTATCAGTATGGGACTTTCATCCTGATCCATCCGCTACATCTGTAGAGGACTGCGAGTACGTCATCGAACGTCACCGCATGAATCGTCAGCAGCTTCGTAGTCTTATTATGCGCCCACACTTCGACGCTCAAGCAATTGAGGAATGCCTTGCAAAGGGGCCGAACTACGAGGACAAATACTACGAGGATACAATTCGTGAGGACGAGACCGAACCTCACATCTCTGAGAACCGCTATGAAGTCCTCGAATATTGGGGCGTCCTCGACTCCAAGTTCGCGAAAGAAGTCGGCCTAGAAAACGCAGAACTTATGTCTGAGTTCGACCAGATGCAGGTCAACATCTGGGTGTGTGGCACGATGGTTTTACGTTGCGTATTAAACCCATTCACACCTGCACGTATTCCGTATCAAGCCTTTCCGTTCGAGATCAATCCCTATCAAATCTGGGGCGTTGGTGTTGCGGAGAACATGGAAGACGCACAGATGCTGATGAACGGCCACGTTCGTATGGCAATCGACAACCTCGCCCTCGCTGGCAACCTAGTCTTCGATGTCGATGAGGCGTCGTTGGTTCCCGGACAAAATATGGACATCTTCCCCGGCAAGATATTCCGCAGACAGTCAGGCGTTACCGGCACGGCAATCAACGGCCTCAAGTTTCCGAACACCGCACCCGAAAACATACAGATGTATCAAATCTCACGGCAGCTTGCTGATGAAGAGACGGGCATCCCATCAATCATACATGGTCAAACTGGCGTGACGGGCACAGGACGCACGGCAGCAGGTTTGTCGATGCTGATGGGCAGTGCAGGCTTGTCGATGAAGACGGTTATCAAGAACATCGACGATCATCTGCTCAAGCCGATTGGTGAGGCATTCTTTCAATGGAACATGCAGTTCGGAGAGAATGTCGAAGATATCACAGGTGACTTAGAGATCAAGCCTCGTGGTGTAGCCGCCGTGATGCAGAAAGAAGTACGTACACAGCGACTTACCTCACTGCTGCAAACTGTAGCCAACCCTATGCTGGCTCCGTTTGTAAAGTTGCCAAACCTGATGCGTGAACTGGCTATCGCACAGGATATAGACCCTGACAGCTTGGTCAACGATCAGAATGAGGCGCAAGTATACGCGCAGATGTTACAAGGAATGATGCAAAATGCTCAACAAGCAGCAGGCCCAGAAGCTAGCCCCGCTCCTCTACAGCAAGGAATGGCCCCAGATGGAGGAGTACCTAGCGGACCTCCGGGAGTCGATGATTCGGGCCGTGGTAACGGCACAATCGGAGTCGGAGCTTCGCCAAGTGCAGGGGAAGCTGGGTTTACTGGAAATGCTCCTCAAGTTGAAGGATAGTCACGAGGCGGTAGTGAAAAACGATGGATAAGATCACACAACTTCTAAAGCAGATGCACGAGATGGCAGAATACTCAGGGGATTCTCCTAAACCTTTAGGTGATTTTCTGTACGAAGGAATGCTCACTCCGGGCTACGAAGCGGAGTTTTTAAAAGACCCTGCAATAAAAACGGAAGACATTACTGACGCGGACAAAATTAAACGGGCTGATCCGTACCAAAATTTTGCTAAGCCTGTTGTGCCTTCAACCGATCCGCAGACAGCCCTAGAATTACGTAAACGAGGCATTACTAATTATCGTGTCCCGGATACAGTAGATAATAAAATGGCAGGAAGACCAGAGTATGAAAATGTCTTTGCAGATCAAGGACCACAAGTTCAGATGAACGTGGGCGGGCGTGTTGCACAGGCTGGTTCCACTCTAACTCCTGATGAGTACCAAGAAAATCTAGTTGATTTTTATAATTTTGGCGGCATCGAAGTGAAAGCCGCACCGGCAGCGGACCCTGCTGATCCGGACCCTGATCCTGATCCCGGCCCGCGCATAATACCCGTAGATTATCAAGATCACCAAGAGGAAAACGCAATTTTTACAGCGTACGATCCTGTATTCGGTGGCAACTCTAGGCCAGACAGCAACAGGTATTTCTCTACACAAAATTACGACGATTATATCGTAGACTACGACCTTACGCAGCCAAGAGATAAAAGCGGTAACGATGAGTTTTCGAACTTTATAGGCGATATGCTGCCTGCTGGAGGTGGCCTTAATCCAGATCAACCAGCAAAGCCGGACCTTATCTCCCAATTTTTTGGCGGAGCATTGGGTACTATGGCCAGTACCATAACAGCAAAGATAAATCGCGACAACGCTGCAAAGATCGCAGCGACTGGTGGCACCAGCGGGTCAATGTACAAATTTAAGGGCAGAGTCCTCAGTCGCGCACCGGGCAGCAAAATTACTAATGGCCAACTGGGCGGCATGGATCAGGCTACAGCCCTTCGTAATGATGAGATAAATAAAAGATTTATACCCGGCACCATGACATTTAATAGCGACAATGGTACGGATGGTGAGGGTTTTACTGCTGTTGCCACCCAAGCCGGTTACGCGCTTGACCCATTCGGAACGTATCATTCCGCACAGAGGCGGGAGGATGGACACATGATGCAGGGCGGGGGTAGACTCCGCGAAGTAGAGTTTCGTAACAAGGCTGAAGAGTTGGGTATTGACATAAGCGGCATGACCAAGCAGGAGTTTCGAGATGCCGCACTCGCTCACAAGCAACATGTCGATGGTGTTATGAAGGGCAGTATATATTACGGCGGGTTTTTTCATAAAACACGTAGCATGTCGCGTGACAGCTACAATTCTGCCCTTGCTTTGCGTGGAAAGACAAGCGCACAGTTCATTATTGATTCAATCATACCTCAGTACGGTCTTTCTACGCCTACGACGCCAGTGACAACGACCACGAGTACGACTACCCCAACCCAAACAGTAACGCCAACCGGGGGTAGTGAACCTCCTCCCGGCTTTACCCCGGCTGATGACGATAGTGGGGCGACTACGGTGCAAACCACACCGGGGGGACGACCTGTATACTATGACGATTCAGACGAAGGATACCAAACCGACCCCGGTGGCGGCAGTGCGGGAAGTTCTAGTCAAGACTTCTCTGCACAGGCTGCTGCAGAAGCACCGTACGCAGATGAGTTTAATTATAGACAGGGTGGCCGTGTCGGTATGCAGATGGGCGGAACCGCTCCACAGGCTGCACCAGCGGGCTTCGTAGAGCGTCCGCCATCACAGGTATCCGAAGCGGCCACTGTGGCTGACGACAAGCCTATGAGCGTCCCAGAGGGCACGTTTGTCATCAACGCTGCAGCCGTCGAGTTTGCTGGTGAGGGTGACATTGCCAAGATGTTAAACGATGCCTACAAAAAAGCAGGCAAGAAGGGAGCAGCAGCACCATCTAAGGATCAGGTTGACGTAGCCGTGTCTCGTGGCGAGGTTCTTGTGCCCCCAGCGATTGCCAAGATCATTGGTTATGATCGCCTCGAAAAAATCAACAATCGCGGCAAGAAGGAAACGTCGAAGCGCATCGAAGAGAACGGCCAACGCCCAGCGGGTGCTGCAGGGGGTGGATTCCTCACTGTGGGAAAGTACGCAGAGGGAGATAAGGTTCGTCCGACGCCGAAGCCCGACCTTGTTGAGCGTCGTCAAGACGAAGCTATAGCAGATGTCGAACTCCGTGCCGATTTAGAAGAATTTATACGCGACGATCAGCTAGCTCGACTTGGCTGGGACTTGTATACATCGGGAGAGTTGCGAGTGGCAGGATTGCCCACTCCGTTTGACTACAGCAGGGTTAGCCAAGATGATGGGACGCAGACGGTAAGGGATCAAGTTGGTTACGGATTTGCGGGCGTATACAATCCCGCCCCCGGCAAAAACAAAAGACCAGTTTTTCCACAGGGACAAGGGTTCTCTAAAGAACAAGAGGCAAAGACGGAAACATTAAATCCATCCACTACTCCCAACAGAATGATTTCACCTCTTCTCTCGAAGGTGGGCATCACTCCTAGCGAAACTCCTACGGCGTCATACTTCTCAGAACCTATGTACATTCCAACACACGCCCAAACTTATGAGGGAGTAGACATGGGAGATAGGGCGACAGTTATGATTACGCTGGCGCACGAACTACGACACGCTGCGATGAACTACATGCACTACGATCTTGGCGCACCCCGACTAACAAGGGGACAAGAAGAGCGTATGATGGATGTCATGGACGAAAAAACTCGTCGTGAAGTTTCTAAGAAAAATTCGCTCGTGCTTGCGGAGTCTCCCTACATAGAGGTGGCGCAGAGGGGGGATGTAGCTAAGTATATGAGCATTCCTAAAAAACAGGTTGAACTTTACAATAATTTAGCTGCAGAGGTGCTTAAAGAGAGAGGTGTTCCTCCTGTAGCCAAGCCTGAAGAAAAAGGATTTATTTCCAGATATATTGACGGCTTATTCGGTAAGTCCAATACAAAAAAGAGAGATGAAAAGCCCGTAGACTACGAGTCTGAGGCTCTGCAATCTCCACAGTTTTAAGATTCGCTGGCTACCCGCTAACAACGGCCCCAGCACAACCGGAGCGGCTACCTACACGCCAAAGTAGCCCCGCTATCAAGAGGTAATAAAATGGCAAAAGCAAGAGGCCACCGTGCCAACAAGCCTAACGACTCATTCGGAACAATCAACAATGATTCGTTATATCGTGGGAAGCACCGCGAAGATGTCTACAAAGACGACGAAGACAACGAAGCGGAAGAGACTGTAGAAGCACAAGACGCGGACCCCGAAGAGGCTACTCCGCAACAAGCAAGCAGTTTCGTAGAACAAAAGCAAGAAGCTGAACACGACTACAAGAAACGATACGACGACCTCAAACGTCACTACGATACAAAGGTAAATGAATTCAAACAGGAAATCGCGGAATTAAAAACGGTTATGCAATCTCCTCAAGCACAGATGCCGAAGGGGGTAGCAATGCCAAAGACTCCAGAAGAACTGCAAGCATTCAAAGACCAGTATCCAGAAGTGTTCGAAGTCGTACAGACCGTTTCATCCTATCAGGCTGAATCACAAGTTGCCGAACTCCGCGAGGAACTAGGTACGATCAAAGAGCGTGAAAAGGAACTCGAAAAGCAGAAGGCTTACCAGCAACTGCTCAATCATCATTCCGACTTCGACGAGATCAAGTCAGATGAAAAGTTTCTTTCGTGGCTCGAAGAACAGCCTGAGTCAATCTCAGATGGCATCTACAAAAACAATACGGATGCTAAATGGGCGGCACGGGTCATAGACCTCTACAAGGCCGATACTGGTGTACCGGCAAAAAGGAAGAAGACCACAAAACCTTCTGCAGCAGATGCAGTTACTAAGACCTCCGCGAGAGAAGTAGCGACTGCAAAAGTAGACGGCAAGGTGTGGAAAGCTTCCGAAATCCGTAGTCTCAAGCCGTGGGAGTTCGAGAAACTCGAAGAAGAACTCGACTCTGCGCGTCAAGAGGGACGGATCGATCCTAACAACTAACCTTAACCTCAAGAAGGAAGGAAAGAACCAATGGCATTTGGTACTGCTGCAGGTTACGCAAACCTGCCTTCCGGTAACTTCGCACCGGAAATTTTCAGCCAAAAGGTTCTCAAGTTCTTCCGTCGTGCTTCGGTTGTAGAAGACATTACAAACACCGACTACGCGGGCGAAATTGAAAACTTTGGCGACACGGTTCGCATCATCAAAGAACCAACAGTCACTGTCAGTGCATACACACGGGGTTCCGTTGTAAACGCACAAGACTTGGCTGACGATCAAATCACGATGGTTGTCGATAATGCAAACGCTTTCGCGTTTAAGATCGACGACATCGAAGAGCGGCACTCGCACGTAAACTTCGAAGCACTTGCTACCTCATCCGGTGCATTTGCCCTGAAGCGTAAGTACGACGCCAATGTTCTGCAAGCCATGTCAGATGGTGCAGGCATTGCAGGTGCTGACGATGCTTCACTCTCCGGCGGGTTGACCACTACCAACTCTGCTCTGGGTACAGCATCCGCTCCAATCAACGTAGAAACCGACGATGCAGGCATCAACCTGATGCTGCTGATGGCACGTTCGCTTGACGATCAGTCTGTGCCGGAAGAGAATCGCTGGTTCGTAGCACCGCCGATCTTCTACGAGAAGATGTTCCAAGCCGGTAATAAAATGGCTGAAGTTCAGGTAACCGGCGATGGTACTTCACCACTGCGTAACGGTCTTGCTGTACCGGGCACCCTTGCTGGTTTCCGCTGCTACAAGTCCACCGCACTCAACTCGACAGCAGGCACCGATCAGGTAACTCTGTCTGGTGTGGCAACTGATGCCTCTGAGAATGTTGTTCTCGCAGGTCACATGTCGTCCACCTCCACTGCTTCGCACATTGCTAAGACCGAAGTGGTTCGTTCAACTGAGTCGTTCTCTGACGTAATTCGTGGTCTGCACGTTTTTGGTCGCAAAGTTCTGCGTCCAGAAGCTGTCGTTCGCGGCGTCATCGACTTTGCGTAGGGGAGGGTTAAGTAAATGACTACTTACAATCATACCATTCCCGGTGGCGGCACTGTCGGACATCCCGGCAATGTTCCCCGGCCTTACATGGTCCAGTCTCGCATCTTCGATGCTGCTGACCAGAACCTGTCAGCTAACGATGTCGTTCAGATGATCGATGTTCCGGACAATACAATGGTTATTGGCGGATGTATCGACGTTCTTGAAGCAGGCGGTTCAGGCTTGACCTACGATGTGGGTCTCAGCACTGACATCGACGCTTTTGCTGACGGTGTTGACGGAAACGCTGACGCCATCTACCAGTTTAACCTCAAGGCTGCAGGCATCAATACTGTTATTGCTGCTGACGCCATTCAGGTTAAGGCACTGGGTGCAGGCGTGACTGCAGGACGCTTCCGCGTTATCGCCATCCTGTGCGATATCGGAACAGGTCCTAAGCAGACTGCTTCCGTAACTACGGGTACATAATACTTTTGGGGGCAGGGCAACTTGCCCCCTTTACTCCTTACTCAATTCATGTTATAAGCAATAACCTTTGCGGGGGATACACCTATGGCACGTAAAGCACCGCCCAAACCAAAGAAGAAGTCGGGCAGCCCTACGCCTAAGAACAAGGCTCTCTACTCTCGTGTAAAAGCAGAAGCAAAGAAGAAATTTGATGTTTACCCAAGCGCATATGCAAATGCTTGGCTTGTTCGCACATACAAGAAGCGTGGCGGGACGTATGCCTAATGGCTAAACCGAAGGGCGGCTTAACGAAATGGTTCAAGGAAGACTGGCGGGATGTAAAGACCGGCAAGAAGTGTGGTCGCTCCGGATCAGAAAAGAAGAAGAGGCCCTACCCTGCATGTAGGCCAGCCAAAGTTGCCAAGCGTATAACCAAGAAAGAAGCAGCAAAGAAGACCGGACCACGCAAAGTGAACTGGTCTGTGACAGCTTCGGGCAGAAAAAGGAAGAAGTCCAGTGGCAAGAAAGCCTGATAACATGCCCGCCCGCAACAAGAAGAACTTTCGCCCTACGAAGAAGGGTGCTGGTATGACGAAGGCTGGGGTGGCTGCATACCGCAAGAAGAACCCCGGCAGCAAACTCAAGACTGCAGTAACGGGCAAAGTAAAGCCCGGAAGCAAGGCAGCAAAACGTCGCAAGTCGTTCTGTGCCCGCTCTGCAGGACAGATGAAGAAGTTCCCGAAGGCAGCGAAGAATCCGAATAGTCGTCTTCGCCAAGCACGGAAGAGGTGGAAATGTTAAACCTACTGATAGGTCCGATTTCTGAACTAGCTGGCACATGGCTACAGGGCAAGGTCGAAAAGACCAAAGCCGAAACAGGTGCGAAGGTCGCGATGGCAAAAGCCGAAGCGGTCATCATGGAAAAGAAAGCAACAGGTGAAATAGACTGGGACTTGGAAGCGATCAAGGGTAGTCAGAACTCGTGGAAGGATGAGTGGCTGGTGATCTTGTTTTCTGTTCCCCTGATCCTAGCGTTTATACCGGGTATGGAAGATGTCGTCTCACACGGATTTCAACAACTGGAGCAAATGCCTGAATGGTACCAGTACAGCTTGGGCGTTATTGTTGCTGCAAGCTTTGGCGTACGAAGCGCAACGAAGTTCTTCGGAAAGAAATAGGCGTGGCTGACGTAACATTTGAACGCATCTCAAAGTGGAAGATACTCCCCCGGTTTATGATGCTTGTGATGACGTTGATGAGTTGGCGTTGTGCAGAGTGGTTTATGAACTTGGACAGCCCCACTGCAGCACAGTCCGCGTTTGTAAGCGTTGTAATGGGAGCCATGACAGGTGCGTTTGGTATCTGGATGGGCGGAGAAAACAAGGGCGAAAGCAGGAAACATAGCGATGAAGTATAACACCTCACACTTCCTAGACAAACTGATTGCACACGAGGGCATGGTCCTCACTGTCTATCAGGACACGCTGGGCATCGACACGATTGGTATCGGACGCAATCTCAAGGATCGTGGTATCAGCAAGGAAGAACTCGACCACATGGACATCCCGTCGATGGCTGTCGTATACGAACACGGCATCACAGAGGCTGATGCCCGGTATCTTGCAATGAACGACATGAAGATTGTGGAAGACGAGTTGTGCCGCGTACACAAGTGCGTAGAAGACCTCGACGCAGTACGTCAGCTTATCTTGATGGATATGGCCTTTAACATGGGTGTACCCCGCCTCTGTAAATTCAAGCGCATGTGGAATGCGATTCACGAACGGAAGTTCGACGACGCAGGACGGGAGATGCTCGATTCGAGGTGGGCGAAACAAGTCGGTTCGCGGGCCACTAAGCTTTCGGACGCAATGGTCAAGGGGGAGTTTTGATGAGGTATCAAGTACCACGTTCAGCGCAAGATACAGAAGAAAAAAAGCGTCGAGAGGAGGGGCAGAATTATGATAACCGCCCTATTGCTCCATTCTCTATGCACAGAAAACCCACTGTGCAGGTTCGTCCCTTTGAAGGTAAGCAAGGAGAAACAGGACACGAATCTAACGCTCCTATATCTCCAAAAGCTTTTCACTCTCTTACTAAGAGTAAATATAAGAGTTCACGGAGTACGTAATGAAACACGTCTTTCTCCTGTTCGTTTTCTTGGGCACGGGGGAAGACAAGAAGATGGTCAGCAATGACATGTACTTCGCTGATCTCAATGATTGTGTT